GTTTAATCTTTTCTAATTTTTTCTCGTATATACGAGCTACATTTAAGTAATTTTTAAGATATCCATACTTTATAGAAGTTGATAAATTAATAACCATTAAAGAATTATTTTGTAAAAATGTGTTCTCTGTTCTGAATTTTATACCAGTCTCTCAAGACTTCTTCTTCTTTTACTGTTTCTTGCTTGTATAAGAACATCTCATAATCTGTCATCTTATACTTTCTAGCAAACGCTTTGTCGCTTTCTGAAAGGATTAACTTCATACCTTATTATATGAAAGTTCGTTTATTAATCTACTGTTAACTTTTTAAAAATTATTTATTCTGTACTGTTTAGGTTCTCCTGTACGTGGACAAGTAGTTTTGGAAATTTCTTCTGCACTACTAATTATTTCATTAATTTGAGATATCCCTTGCTGTATTTTGGAGCCTCTTTGTCCCGGTTCAAAGTCAACATAGCATCTTAGAGAATCCCACTTCTCTTTAATTTGTTCTACTTTGACTTCTATGCCTGTCTCATTAACTATATTTTGAATTTTTTCTAGCATCTCTTGCACTATATAAAACCAGCCGTTTCCATGATCGAAACCAAAAGCGAAGCAGGTTTTATCTACATCTCCTCTATACCTAGAAAGTATCTCCGGGTGTTTTTCTACTAATTTTAATTCTAGGTCGCTTGTCATATATTTTACTTAGTCTTTAGATTATACTTAGAATCTCACTAGACTTATTAATAGCTAATTCGTCACTAGTATTGTATGCAATAAGTTTATCTTCTTCGAGAATATCAATAATATTAGCAGTTCCTTGCTTGTTTAAACTATGAACTGCATACTTAGGAAGATCCCTACCTTCATTTATACACTTAGCCTTTAGGTAAATCGCACAATCACGTCCGGTCCTTTCCTTTACTTTACTATAATTGTACTCTGTTTTATTGCTAAGACTTAGGACACATTCATAGGAAGCAGACCTATCAAGGTCATGATCAAACGAGATAAAATCATATGTTTTTTCGTCTAATGCTTTTGTGAATTGTTCAAAATCTCTCACAATTTCCCATTCGTAAGATGTATAATCAATATTCATCCAGCATACATCACGTGGCCACCTTTGATCATCAAGAAATAGATTCTTTTGATTCTTTTTAAAGATTACATCGTAGTTGGAATTGTACTTATTAGTGTCCACTTTACGTGGAAAAGATCCTTTACCACCGCTCCATTCGCCTTTCATATGTATTATTTTAGTTCTTCGTTTAATTCTCGTTCTATACGGTTGTCATAGTCGCTACACGATCCATCATATGGAAATCGACGATTAAAGAGGTAATCAAAAAGTACATCTTGACCTACATCTGATTCTGGCTCTTTGAGAAGAGCTTTACACTTCTCAAAGAGTTCATCATCCTCTTTTGCGTGTCTTGAGATGATTTCTCTTGCTTCATCTAGAATTTTTCTTGATACTTCGTTTTCAATCATAATTTATTATAACGGTTAAATTACTACTATCCAGATATATTTTTCGAAAAGTTTTTAACTACAGAGCGCGCTCCGTTAGGAGTAAAGTACTTTTTATTTTCATTCCAAGAATCAGCGGTATGAATTTCAATCATAGAAGTACATTTATCCAAGTAAACCATTCTAGCTTTTAAGGGTCGATATGGAATATTTTTAGCACAAGATAAGCACTTAGTTAATCCAAACTCGATGCGAGCTGGCTCGACAGGTTTTCCACAGTAACAAATCATAGTAGTAAATACTTTACACCTTATGATATAGTAGTTCGTTATTTGTTGTTTTTAAATTTATAATATTTTTTTAATCTGATCTATTGCTTCTGTAGGTTTTTTCTCAAAATATTTGCCTAATTTAACAAGACCTCCTATAACCTCAGGAGATATTACACCAATTATACCATATGACATTGCTTTGTATATACTAGATATATCAGTCTGCTCAAGTATAAACCACGCAATAGTAGAAGATAGAGCAGCAGCAATAATTTTTTTAATCTGATCGATTAAAGTATGCTTGTTTGCAGAAGCAAACAAGCGCGCTGTCATAGCCAAAGATCCTAACAAAGTAACAAGCCAACCACCGTTGATAAATTCTCTTATTAATGTTCTTTCATCTTCGATCATGTTAGTATTTATATCTCAAGCGATTATAAGTTAAATTTTTAACTCTCGCTTGATATAAACAACTTAGCTATTCTGCAACGACCAATCCATAATCTCGTAATGAAAGTTCTTCTCACTTAAGTCTTCATTTACACTAATATAAGCGACAGGATCTACATCACCTTTTTGAAAGACTGTGATCTTATTGCTATCTTTGTCGTATACAAACCAATTATTTCCAATTTGTCCTTCTAGCATTTTATTTATTTATGTTTATTCAGTTTTTTTATTCACGAGTTGTTACTCATATACTATATGAGTTCGTTAAAGTTTGCAAGTTTTAATTCCAATATTTTTTTATCTATATTTTTATAGCTTTTGTATATTTGACATACCTCTTTTGCTAATTTTTCATACGTCCGAGCGTCTTTCTCTTCAGCAGAATTATAATAAACATAATACTTATTATCATACTCTTCAAACTCTATTTTAAAGTGTTTGGTCTGTATATAGTGTCTGAGCTCGTGTAAAAGCGTCTTTACTGTCTGTAATAGTGTTTTATTTGACTTTAAATCTAAACCAATCATGCCGTCATCAGAACAAAAGTAAGAATAATCAAACCTTGTCTTATGAACTTTTAGTACAACTCTTTTATTAGGGAGGAAGAATCTACTAATTATAAAGGATAGAAGATCGAAATCTAATTTAGTATCCTTTATAATACCTGCTGAAGGTATTAGCTTTATCATTTATTTTAAACATTACTCTTTACTTAGTAAATATTTTAATGATTCTAGTTCTGTGTTTACTTTATAATCAGGTAAGAGTCTCTCTAATTTATCTGAAGAAAGTATACAATTGGATCTTGGTGCCTTTTGACCTAATTCTCTAGTAATTTGTACCAAACTAGAATCCCTACCTTCTGGTAATTTACCATAATCTTCTATAAGGCTAATAATTTGTGTAGGTAGGAGAGGCTCCTTACTAGTAAAGTTTAATATACCAAAGTAATTAGGTCTAAAACTATTGTCAATAAAGTAGTATAAGAAGCTACTAAGATCATGAAGTGATGTTCTAGAATTTACTATGTCTAAAAGTTTATTAAATTTTAAAATCTTATTTAGATAGCTACGTTCATTAGTTAACGAGCAGTAGGGCATACGAATTCGAACTGTCATTCCATAGTCGCCAGCTAGGGTCTCATAAGCGTGCTTTGATTTAGAGTAGAAAGAAGACTCATTAAAGAGTCCAAAATTTGGAGTATCCTCCTCAGTAAACCGTTTACTATACCCACTGTATATGCAGCCAGATGATAAGTGAATATAATTAACGCGTTTAGACCTACAAGCTCTATTTGTGTTAACAGGTCCTTGAGTGTTAAAGAACCAACACTGATCTTTCAATTCTTCTGCTTGGTCAATATTAGGTATTCCAGTAAATCCTGAACAGTTAATTACATAGGCCGGCTTTTCAAATAAAAGATAGTTACTAAAGATATAATAATCATTATAATTAATATCTGTCTTACTTAGTTGTTTAACCTTTAGTCCTTTGCCTTTTAAGTAGTTATATAAAAACGTTCCTATATAACCTTTACCTAATATTAATATGTTATTCATTGTAATTTTATTTGATCTCAGTATGCATACCTTTTAGTTTGGTATAATACTTCGGGTCAATTGATAAGTGCTGCTTAGCAATAGTTATTGCAATAGTCTTATATGGTGTGTGCTCTAGTTCTACTTGAATACCTAATTGTAGTTCTTCTGGATCATATTCTATAGTAGGATCAATAGGTTTAAAGAAGGATTTAAAAGCTTTCATACACCTATTTAATAATTCTCATTAATATACTCTACAATATCATTATAGCTACTGGTATCATTCTCAGAAATTGCTTCTTCTACATTCTTTTTAAAGTCCTCTGACATTTCACACAACACTTCGTCCTCTAAATCAATTTCAAGTAATGTAGAAATATTATCTAAATTCTCATAAATTAAATTAATATGATGGTCTAACTTTTTTAGTATAGCTGATTTTTTCATTTTATACTAATTATATATTCATTTAATATTAAAATTTAATATTAACTTGAAAATGTTTTAAAAGGTTTATTACATCTGCCTTAAGGTAGTTACAATGAATAGGTTTAAAATTAGATTCATCTAGATAGAATACAACTAATTTTGAGCATTTTTTACCAGTCAGCTCCTCATGCATATATGCATATATAGATAATTGTAGAGCGTATGTATTGAACTCACAATAAGATAAGTGAGCAATAGGGTCTTTATGCACCTCGTTGTAGGGGCTCGTAAAGCTAAATCTTTTATTAGTCTTAAAGTCTCCTACCGTAAAGAAATCGCCATGATCAAAAATTAAATCAGCAGTACCTGCTAATTTATATTCATGATTATAGAGTAGTTTCTCACTACTAAAGTTCTTAAACTTATCAATACTAGTATTGATAACATTATCGTAAGACCTGTATAACCACCTATAGTCATTTTGAATCTCTCCTACATTGACGTAGTTCTCGAGTAGTTTATGAATGTGACTTCCACGATCTGTAGATTTTTTATTCTCGGCAGCCCAAGCCTCTAAAACCATTTCCTGTGGAACACCCTCTCTCTTGGCTACCCTAAGAGAGTGATATTCTTTATCAAATGGTTCTTTATATTTAGATAGCAGAGTTGTAGTAGATATATATCTATCCTTAGTCTCTGTATTAGTATATGTGTGAGAATCGCTATCAAATACAATCATAAAACAATTGTATTGTAGTTCGTTATAAAGTCAATTAGTAATATGTGCCGTAGATATCAGTATTATTTGATGACATGTCTAGGATATCTGTCTTAGAGATCTCGTTAATATCACTATCGTAAGATTTATCTTTAATTACTAGCTGACTTGCAATCTCATGTATAGTGCCTTGAGTTGGATCGTAGTTTAAATCACTATGATTAAGAGGTTCTTCGTATACATTCCACTTATAATATTTATTTCCTATTTTAAGTGTAACGTAACTTGTACTATTATAGAGTAGTGTATAATTAGTTGTAGGTACTACGTCTTGACCACTTGGAACAAACTCAATAGCAAGCCAAGATAAATTATAATTACCTACTGTGAGATACATTTGGCCATTAGCATAAGTGTATTGGTTATATACACTAGTAACTTCTGTTACAGGTCCCCAATATATCTTTATACCATTAACTGTAGTTGCAGCTATACTAACAAATTTATTTTCATAAACTTGATCATTAACAGGTTCCTGTGGGGCATTAGGTTCAAAGGAGAATTCATATCTCTTAGCTTTCAATCTGTATACATAGTGACCCATTAATGGGTTTAATGAGGATACATCTTGATCTACTCTTTCTGTAATCTCAAATACCTTAGCACCTCTGCCGTTTGGCCTATCACATCCCAAAGATATAACCTCAATTAGATCTCCAGCCTTTGGTTCAATAGATTGATTAAAGCTAGCATAATTGACAGCCGGTGATAGAGTATCTGTAAAGGTTGTTATGTGTAAATATCCTGTTAAATCATCTCCTGCTGCATATCCAAATTTAGATAGACTTATAGAATTCTCAGATAACTCAATATACATCTGCAAGGCATGAGGACCATTAAATCTACTTAAAGCATCCTGACCATATAGAGTATCTGCATTATCTAAATTAAAGGTATTGACATAATAGTAAATAGGTATCCCGTAGCTATTAATAAGATCTTTAAATGAGTTATCGTATATTATCTGTTCAGCTTGAAAATTTCCCGGGTTGATAAACTGCGAGCACGCTTGCTTAGCGTTAGCAGCAAATATACTGTTTGGATTACAATCTTTTCTTGTTGTGTTACAGCTCATATACGTTTACGTTTTCTAAAAATACCAGCTTGACCAAATTTATTTGATAACATTACAACTTCTACTTTAGAATTGCCTAATGTTTTTGTAGCTCCTGGCTGAAAATCTATTTTATACTTTCTAAGTAATTTTTGTAAAGATGCACCTACTAGTTTAGTTTGTTTAAGTTGACCACTGCTAATTTTAGCAACTATATTGTCTTTGTATTTATATTTTTTTCTCTTTGTGTTTTGATGAACTCTACTTAAAACTCTATTCGGATCTTTGCCATTTGTCATCCTTGGATTAACAATTGGGTTACCTTTATAATATTCAATTATAAAATCTTTAAAAGCAATCATTATTATTATTTATACAAAAAAAGCCTAATGGCTTTCACCATTAGGCTTGTATTATTTGATTTTATTTAGTTTATTGTTCGAAAGCTGATTTACCAGTTTTAAGGGATCCAACTTTATTGTTTTTACCATCATTGTATTTTTTGGCATTGACACCAGCATGACCTAAGTCACCATCATCGCCAGTTTTATCCATATACTTCGATGTTGCAGAACCGGTTGCAGGTTTTAGATTACCAACCTTATTGCTTTTCCCATCGTTGTATTTAGCATTGACACCAGCGTGACCTAATTCTTCTTCGTCTTCCTCTCCCATCTCCATACCACCTTCTTCACCAAATTCATCTTCACTCATACCACCTTCTTCACCCATGTCATCTTCACCCATATCACCACCTAATACAGCTCCAAGAACCTCATGGAGTTTTTCAGCAGTTGCACGGTCAAGAGTGAAGGAAACTTCATCTCCCTCTCCTTCATCACCTAATTCGTCATCAGGGGTTACTTCATCAAGGCCAAGAGCATCGAGGTCATTACCCTCCTCTGCTTCATCACCATAAGGGTTGCCGGGGCTGCCGCCAAAAGATTCTTTCATAACATTGGCGTATAGTCTGTCGAATACTGATTTTTGTCTCATAAAATTATTTAGGCTTTTACGGGCTATTTTTCTACTTTCTTTTAAACTTTCTTCATCTTCTTCTTTGTTTTGATTAGCTCTACACTGTGCACAATCGTCGCAATCACAACCTTCAGCGGCATGCTTACATCCTTCCTCTTCGTCTTCCTCAGATAGATTATTGATGTTATAAAAATTTTCTAACTCTTTACCTTTACCCTTACCCTTACCCTTACCTTTTAAGTTTCTTCTATCAATTACTTTATTACAAAAGCCTGACTTTTCAAGAGGTCCACCAGCTTGTAAAGGAGCATCGCCAATCTCGTTTACACCTTCATTAACCGTCTTCACCTTATTAAGGATGCTACCATAAACATCACCTAATAAATTAAATTCTTTACTTTTAGATTTCGACATATAACTATTTATATAAAATGTCCTCTAACAATACAAAAAGTGAATACTATTTAGGAAATCCTAACTTACCTAACAAGCACTGGAAAGATGAGTATACAAAAGACATGGTGTACCATCTCAAAAAGAGTAAGGCTAATCTACTGCACTTTGCAGAGAATTTTTTCTACATTATCGATCCGGATAAAGGTAAGGTTGTAATCGAGCTATTTCCATTCCAGAAAAGAATGCTACGAACCCTGAGAGATAATAGAAATGTTATACTTCTAGCTTCTCGACAGGTAGGTAAGACAACTATGTTATCAATTTACGCTCTTTGGGTTGCTTGCTTTAATGACTATCAGAATATTATTATTGTAGCAAATAAAGAAGCTACTGCAATTGAAATCTTTCGAAGAGTAAGGTTAGCATATGAAGAGTTACCAAACTGGTTAAAACCTGGTGTTAAAGAATACGGCAAGACGTCCTGCGAATTTGAAAACGGTTCACGTATCGGCATTAGTACTACTACAGGATCTGCTGCGCGAGGTGCTTCTATTAACTGTCTAATCGTCGACGAGATGGGTTTCGTTGAGCCACAGTCTATATTAGAGGATTTTTGGAGATCAGTGTTTCCAACTATTTCACGGTCTACAAAATCAAAAGTATTAATAGCATCTACCCCTAATGGTACCGGTAACCTATTTCATAGACTCTATGACGGTGCTGAGAAAGGAGATAATGGGTTCGTTTACGATAGAGTTATATGGTCAGATGTACCGGGTAGAGATGAGAAATGGAAGCAGGACCAAGTAAGGGCTCTTGGTAGTATGGAGTCTTTTCTTCAAGAGTTTGAGTGTCAATTTTTATCAACTGGTGACTCATCTATTGACGAAGGACTTTTTTATGACCTATCTCAATCCTGCTGCGACCCTAAGATCATTCTAGACGAAGGTCATTATAGAATATGGGAAGAACCAGATCCAGATAAATTATATGTTGTAGGTGTTGATATTTCAGAAGGTGTTGGTATTGATGCTAGTGTAATACAGATACTTGATATTACTGATATAAAAGCTATTAAGCAAGTAGCTGTCTATCATAATAGAATGATAGCTCCTCTTGAATTTACAAATAAATTACATTCTATTTTAAGAAACTGGGGTAGTCCTCTAGCTTTAATTGAACGTAATAATTGTGGCGCCCAGGTTGTAGATAGATTAGTTTTTGACATAGGTTATGAGAAGGTGGTTTCTTATGGTGCAAAAGTTGCTAACAGAGATAAGGTTCAAATGGGTATGATAGCTCATACTAACACCAAATACAAAGGTGTTATGAATATGAGATATTTTGTCAATGAAGTAAGAAGCGTGGAATTTAGAGATGTAGAAACACTTAAAGAGCTAAAAGACTTTGTTAGACATCCAAATGGGATATGGAAAGCAAGAGGTACAACACATGATGACAGAGTAATGTCCTTGATATATGCCTTATTCTTACTTGAGAAAGAAATAACTGAAAGATTTTTTGATATATTAGAGTTAGATGCTTATGGTAAGCCATCTGCTATTGAGCCTATGGACTTTGGTTTGAAGATGTTTGAAGATCCTACCTCAATATATCTTGATAACGAGATTGCAGGTAGTAGTACTGCAGGTCTGGGAGCTGTTGTATTCGGTATGGAGGATACAGAAGACACAAGTGACTTAGATGATCTTCTATCTTCTGGATGGGTTCAGCTAGGTTAATTCTAAATATAAATATGTCAGCCAATTTCTATCAGCAGTCAACACTTAACAAATCTCGTGCAGATAAATTTCGTATGGTATTCACCATACCCGCTGCTTTACGTAAGATAAATAGAAAACAAGAAAGATCAAATTTTACTATTAAAGAAGATTCAATTCAGTTATCTATCTATGGTACCG